TCATCTAAGTTCTTAATAACAGTTTTGATATTAAGACTTGCTGCACCTAATAACATAGACATTCCTGATGCAGTTCTAGTCATACTTTGTACTCCGGTTTGACCGTGAGAGTAACTTGGTATGCCTGTCTGTTCATCAGCAAGCTGTCTAAACTTGTCAAACATCATCATGTTTTCTGTTGATGTGTTTGGAAACTTAACTCCATGTATTGCCTGACCGGGCATTCCGGCTTGTCTTCGGAATATTTTGCCCGGATACACTTCAAAGCTTTGTCCTCCGACTAAAGCAGATTCATCTATATCAAACACTAGAGAACCTGACAAGGCTAAATTGTCAATAGCCATTCTTGCATGACCATTCATAATCTGTTGTGAATCATGCATATTTTCTGCTACACCTACACCAAAGAAACTATATGGATTCTTTTCATAAGGGAAAGCATGATAAGGTAATCTGTATGGTGTAAATGGATTAACTACTGTTCTTAATATTTTACCACCACTAGTCCACACATTTACTTGAAGTTCATCAAGATCATCTATTTCATCTGATAACTCAACTCCTACATCACGTAAGTAAGCTGCATCCATTACACCCCAATATTCTAATACTTCATATTGTGGTAATGCATATTCATCTACATCTTCATCTCTAATCTGATCTTCGTAACTACGTTTTTCGTAATCACCACCCATCATTAAACAATCACGAATAGCATCTTTATCAAAGTAAGGCATTTTACTTAATGCTCTAAATTGACTTCTATTTAATCTGTGTCTATGAATTATGTATTCACATTCATCTATAGTAGTAGCTGATGGGTCTGGAAAGAAATCCCATAAACTTACAAACTCAATTCTAGGAACTCTAACATCTATAGGATTATATGTTCGTTTACCTTCTTCGTCTTCATCCCACTTATGTAAAGTTTTATTAAAGTTAAATGGTCCTTTAATAATTCCTGTACCTAACATAGCTGCTTCAAACAATGCACTACGTAATTCAGAAGCCCCATTTGATTCTTCTATTTGATCATGGATTAATTTTTCCATTCTTCTTGCAGCTTTTTGTGCAGGATTAATTTCTAAATCTTGAGGATTAGGACTTGCTCCTACTGTATAAGTTCCTTCTTCTTTAGCTAATTCTTCTAAAAATCTTTCTTGAAACTTACCATCTGAAAAGGTCGCACCGGGTTTTAAAACTTTACCATCCCCTTCGTATCCTACATCGTAAGGGCTCTCGACTTCTTCTGGAGTTGTCTCGCCTTGGCTTGTCTCGATACCCGGTACTGGATTCTGTGTATCTAAATGAGCAACAGATACTTCACCTTCTGGCATTTTAGTTTCTGTAACTCCAATAGGAAATTTCCCTGTTCCAAATATAACGTCAATCAATTGACCAAACGCTGCCAGTACTTTAGTCTTTGTAACTTTAACAAATACTCTAGACTTTTCTGATTCTCTAAACTTAACTCGTTTTCCGTAAAGTCCTCTAAAGTTTTGATAGCCTGTTATCCATCTATCTTCATGTGAACTTCTTGCATCTTCTGCTGCTTGAAAACGATTCTTTATAAGTCCTGCTAAGTTTAGTTTTTGATTTTCTGCTAAAGATAATTCTAAACCTTGCTCACCTTCGACTTCTTCTACATAGATTGCATCTGCATCAAGCAGCCCTGTGGGTTGTAAAGGTTTGTTATCTTCTTCCATACTCAATATCCAAATGTTTCATCAACGGGTCTGTAGATTGATTCTCTATGATACTGACGAAGATTATCCATTGGATTATTTATTCTTGGTCTACTCATAATCAAATACCGCAGAGCATCATAAGCATGATCCGCAGCATGAGTGTCTACATCTTCAGGGTTACGTTTATCTAAAGGTATACTTTGTAATTCCTTTATCAAGTTCGGACAAGTATTAAATATTTGTAATCTTGGTCTACCACTTGGTTGTACTTTTAAATATTCGTGAATCTGAATTTTACCTTGTATTCTATTTTTATCTGCTCGTCTAAGTTTGTGTCCTTGCTTAACGAGCGACTCTCCTACTGTTGGTCCAGTTGTACCAGTTCGTGCCCACGCAGCAGTATCTAATACACCAGAAACAGAAAAAGGGTCTTCCATCTCCATGTCTGTTATTATAGCACCTAAATCCTCACCTGTCAAGCCTTTTCGGTACAATTCACGGTAGATAATGAGAGTTCCATCTGTTCTATCTACTGCTCCCCAAACACATGCACTTTCGGATGCATACCCATAGTCAATACCTTTTATACGTTCCCATGTTAAAGGAATCTGAAATGGAGTAACAATATGTACATCAGGATCAAATTCTACAAATGCAGCCCCTTCATTAATATCCCAATTACCTTCTAACAATTGTTTACGTTGAACAGGTGGTAACGACATAAGCATTTGCTCATAGACTCCATCTTCTGACAAGTATGGATTATCAGTTAGTCGTGCCGGAATAAACTTACGTGTAAGTCCATCTCCTCCTACAAAAGATTCATTGTAAGTAAAAGCATCTACGTAGCGTTTCTTTACCCAAGAAGCACCAATACCACCGGGGTTTGCAGTACAGCGTAAGTAAGTTTTGATTTCAGGGTCTGTTGTTCGAAGACGTGAGGCTAGATAGTTCCAACCAAACTCAGTTGGTAAGTGTGTTATCTCATCAAAGCCAATCCATGAATATGCTTGTCCTTGATATCTGTATACATCGGCATCTCTCTCTAAG